TATCACTTCTTACCGAAGAAACTTCAATATGATTTTCTTATAAATACTCTGAGAACTAAGAAGAGATTTTCTCCTTGGCTTCGTAAAGATTCAATCAAAGATCTTGATTATGTTAAGCGTTATTATGATTATAGTAACGAGAAAGCAAAACAGGCTTTGAGAATTCTGACTAAAGAACAACTTACTTTTATTAAATCTAAATTTGAAACTGGAGGATCAAAATGAGTGTCGTTCAAGAACCTACTGTAGAATGGGCGCCTGATATGATGATTGAGGTTCTATTGAACGAACCTGATGATTTCTTGAAGGTTCGTGAGACCTTGACTCGTATTGGAGTTGCATCTCGTAAAGAGAAGAAAATTTACCAATCTTGTCATATTCTTCATAAACAGGGAAAGTATTATATTGTCCATTTTAAGGAGCTTTTTGCCTTAGATGGAAAACACGCAAATCTTACCGTAAATGATGTTCAGCGTCGTAATCGAATTGCTCAACTTATTGCCGATTGGGGATTGGTTTCTGTCGTAGAAGTATCTAAAATTCAAGATATTGCACCACTTAATCAAATTAAAGTTCTTTCTTATAAGGACAAAGGTGATTGGGTATTGGAAACTAAGTATAATATTGGCGCAAAGAAAAAGCGCACAGAAGAGGAAACCGAATAAAAAAATGGGGGTTGCAATACCCCCTTTTTTGTGCTACAATTATTTTGTTGTTTACAAACACATACACATGGCAACTCCTAGAACAGAATTAGATTATGCTGAATGGGTAACAGATCAATATCTTTACCACGCAGTTAAAAGTATTGATGCGAGACTTGGTGAGGGTTATGCCCGCAAAAATCCAATTTTGGTTTCAACTATGGTCTCTCTAACGGCTACAGAACATCATAAAACTTTGAGTAATAATGATTGATCTGTTAACCGAATAAAAATGGGCGGAGAACAACACTCCGCTTTTTTTATGTTTATTCATATATACTAATGATGTTGCCTTCGGGGACATTATTAACCTACAGACGCTCAAGGAGGTCTATTATGTTTGGAACAAGTTCGCTTACACTTACAATACCAGAAACTGCAAAATATTTGCTGGAGATTCAAAGAAATAGTATTGGAATGGATGAGTGGTTTAAAAGATTTGATACTTCATTCGAATCGCATACAAATTATCCACCATATAATTTAGTTAGAGAAAGTAGTGTTGATTTCAGATTGGAAATCGCACTTGCTGGATATAAAAGAGAAGATATCGAAGTCACTACTGAATGGAACAAACTTTTTGTTGAAGCAAAGAAAACTGGTGATACTAGTGATGAATATTTACATCAAGGACTAGCAAAGAGAGCATTTACTCGCACTTGGACTTTATCTGATGATGTTGTGGTTAAAGAAATTTCTTTTGAAGATGGATTACTTATCATTAAACTAAATAAAGTTATTCCAGATCATCAAAAACGAAAGGTTTATGAAATCGTTTCAGAAGTTCATACAGGAGACAGAAACAATTCCCTATCCGATGGCTCAGGCACACACAGTGATCGATCCTAAAACTCATAAAAAACAAAGAGTACCAAAGGGTAAGGCAGTTCCCTTTAATCCTGGTGGTAGTGGAGAATCTGAATAAGAATAAATATTATTGAATATCGTTGTTGCAGGGGAGCAACTGGCAAAAACCAGTTGACACTCCCCCATTTTTTTGCTATAATGAGTTGAGAGAAGAACTAAAAATGTCAATCAAACTAGTATTACTCAAATCAGGTGAAACAATTATTTCGGATGCAAAAGAACTTTTAGTAGAAAATCCAGAAACTAAAGAAAAAGTAGTTCAAGCATACCTTTTAAATAAACCTCATAAAGTATCTGTTCAGAGAGATCTGTTTCTTACTGAAGAAATTCAGGATACTGGAAGAGAGGTTCAAGTTATTTTTTCTTCTTGGATTGTTCTTACGAATGATGAAAATATAGTTGTTCCTAAAGATTGGGTTGTAACTATCGTCGAACCTTTAAAATCTGTAATTGAAATGTATGAGGAAAAAGTCAATGGATAAAAATGTCAAATGTGTACTAATCAACGTTGATGTAGTTCTTATTAGTGAAGTTGTTGAAGTAGATGCGGAACTTGGAGATCCAAACTGTAAACTTATCCATCCACTTCGCTTCTATGGTATTGATGATATGAGACCCTGGCCAGAAGTTACGCATCAAAATGAGATTATGTTGAGGTCTGAAGATGTTCTTACTATTGCAGATCCAACACCAGAAATTGTTGAAAAGTATCTTGAATTAACTGATTGATGAGATTTTACACAAACGTTCAGATGGTCGGGGATTACTTCTTGGTTCGTGGTTATGAAAATGGAAAACATTTTGTAACCCGTGAGAAGTTTTACCCGACTCTTTTTGTCCCTTCCAAAAAACCCACTAAGTACCAAACTTTAAATGGAGAGTATGTAGATGAAATTCAACCTGGTACTGTAAGGGATTGTAGAGAATTTATTAAAAAATATGATAGTGTAGAGGGATTTGCAATTTATGGAAATGATCGATACATTTATCAATATATTACTGATAAGTACCCTGAGGATGAAATTAAATTTGATATTAGTAAAATCAAGGTAACAACAATTGACATTGAGGTTGCATCTGAAAATGGATTTCCTGATGTAGAAAGTGCTGCAGAGGAAGTACTTCTAATTACTCTTCAAGATTATAATACTAAACAAATTCGTACTTGGGGTCTGGGTAAATTTGATAATCAACAGAGTAATGTTAAATACAAATCTTTTTCAAACGAATATGATTTGCTGAATGATTTTATTAATTGGTGGATGATTGAGGATAACACTCCCGAAGTTATTACTGGATGGAATAGTGAACTGTATGATATTCCATATATTGTTCGCCGTCTGGATAGGGTTTTAGGTGAAAAACTTATGAAGCGTATGTCTCCTTGGGGACTCGTAACTGAAAGGGAAGTTCTTCTTATGGGAAGAAAGCACATTTCATATGATATTGGTGGAGTAAGTCAACTTGATTATCTAAATCTTTATAAGAAATTTACTTATAAGGCACAGGAATCTTATCGCCTAGATCATATTGCAAATGTAGAACTTAATCAGAAAAAACTTGATCACTCTGAATTTGATACTTTTAAAGATTTCTACACTAAAGGTTGGCAGAAATTTGTAGAGTATAACATCAAAGACGTGGAACTTGTTGACCGTATGGAAGACAAGATGAAATTGATTGAACTTGCTTTGACGATGGCATATGACGCCAAAGTTAATTATTCTGATGTGTTTTTTCAGGTTAGAATGTGGGATACAATTATCTACAACTACTTGAAAAAAAGAAATATTGTAATTCCTCCAAATGTAAGGTCGGATAAAGATTCAAAGTATGCTGGTGCTTATGTAAAAGAACCTATTCCTGGTGTGTATGATTGGGTTGTTAACTTTGACCTTAACTCTCTATATCCTCACCTGATTATGGAATTTAACATAAGTCCCGAAACTTTGATGGAAGAGAGACATCCTTCTGTAACTGTTGATAAGATTCTAAATCGAGAAATTGATTTTGAACCTTATAAAGAGTATGCTGTTTGTGCAAACGGTGCTATGTATCGTAAAGATGTTCGTGGATTTCTTCCAGAACTGATGGAAAAGATTTATGAAGATCGAACCATCTATAAAAAGAAAATGATTGCTGCGAAGCAGGAGTATGAAAAGAAAAAGACAAAAGAACTGGAAAAAGAGATTGCAAGGTGCAACAACATTCAAATGGCAAGGAAGATTCAACTTAACAGTGCTTATGGTGCTATTGGTAATCAGTACTTCCGTTATTTTAAACTAGCAAATGCAGAAGCAATTACTCTTTCGGGTCAAGTTGCTATTCGTTGGATTGAGGAAAAGATCAACAAGTATCTTAATAAAATTTTAAAAACTGAAGAGGTAGATTATGTTATTGCTTCTGATACCGATTCCATTTATCTTAATATGGGTCCTTTGGTTGAGACTGTATACAAGGGAAGAGAGAAAACTACTGAAGGCGTTGTGTCGTTCCTTGATAAGATCTCTAAAGTGGAACTTGAAGAATATATTGAAGGTTGCTACCAAGAACTGGCGGACTATGTGAACGCATATGACCAAAAGATGCAGATGAAACGAGAGAATATTGCTGATCGTGGAATATGGACTGCGAAAAAGCGTTATATTCTTAACGTTTGGGATAGTGAAGGAGTTCGATATACTGAACCAAAACTTAAAATTATGGGTATTGAAGCAGTCAAATCTTCTACTCCCGCACCTTGTCGTCAAATGATTAAGGATGGTCTTAAATTAATGATGAGTGGAACTCAAGATGAAGTAATTAAGTTTATTGAAAAATGTCGTTCCGATTTTGGAAAACTCTCTCCAGAAGAGATTGCATTTCCTCGTACAGCGTCTGATGTTCGTAAATATTATTCTTCATCTAACATTTATCAATCAAAAACTCCAATTCAAGTAAGAGGTGCCCTTCTTTTTAATCATTATATAAAGGAGAAAAATTTAACCAACAAGTATTCTCCTATTGGTAATGGAGAAAAGGTTAAATTTGTTTATCTTAAAAAACCAAATATTATTCAAGAAAATGTAATTTCTTTTATTCAAGAATTTCCTAGAGAATTAGGACTTGACAAATACATCGACTATGACCTACAATTTGAAAAGAGTTTCCTCGAACCACTCAAGTCTATTCTTGATGCAATTGGATGGAAAACTGAACATACAACAAATCTTAATGCATTTTTTATTTAATGGATTTACCTATTAACCAGAAAGAACTAGATACTATTATTAGTGCAATGCGATTGGGTGGTGATACCGCACTATACCAAAAACTTTGGTGCTATAAAATGAATTATCTTGACAAACAAAAACAAAAAGAGGAATAAATTATGGATTTTCTTAAGGACATTGTAAAAGAAATTGGTGGAGAATATACGCAACTCGCTTCAGATATTGATGAAACTGAAACATACGTTGATACGGGTTCATACGTTTTTAATGCTCTTGTATCTGGTAGTATCTTTGGTGGTGTATCTGGTAATAAAATTACTGCTATTGCAGGAGAAACTAGTACTGGAAAGACTTTCTTCTCTCTCGCTGTGGTTAAGAATTTTCTTGATACTAATCCCAATGGTTACTGTCTCTATTTTGATACTGAGTCTGCTATTACTAAATCTCTTCTAGAATCTCGCGGAATTGACATAAATCGTTTGGTGGTTGTTAATGTAGTTACAGTAGAAGAATTTCGTACCAAGACACTCAAGGCAGTTGATATTTACCTAAAGAAAAAGGAAGAAGAAAGAAAACCTTGTATCTTTGTATTGGATTCCTTGGGAATGCTCTCTACAAATAAAGAGATTAATGATGCTCTTGCCGAAAAGGATACTCGGGATATGACTAAAGCGCAACTGATTAAAGGTGCCTTCCGTATGCTGACTCTTAAATTGGGTCAAGCAAAAATTCCTATGCTGGTGACAAATCACACCTATGAAAGTATGAGTCTTTATGGTGGAAAACAAATGTCAGGTGGAAGTGGATTGCAATATGCCGCATCTACTATCATCTATCTTTCCAAATCAAAAGAAAAAGACGGCACTGAAGTAATTGGAAATGTTATTCGTGCAAAGACTCAAAAATCTAGGTTAAGTAAAGAAAATCAAGATGTTGAAATTCGTCTCTATTATGATGAACGAGGTCTTGATAGGTATTATGGTCTTCTTGAACTTGGTGAACTTGGAGGAATGTGGAAGAATGTTGCAGGTCGTTATGAGATTGATGGTAAGAAACTTTATGCCAAAGAAATCTTAAAAAATACAGAAAAATATTTTACGCCAGAAGTAATGCAGCAACTTGATGCTGCCGCAAAACAAGAATTTTCTTATGGAACGACTTGAGATTACGATTCTCAGAAACCTGATATTTAACGAAGATTATGCTAGAAAGGTTATTCCATTTATTCAACCAGAATATTTTGAACAGAGAATAGAAAAGATCGTATTTGAAGAGACTGTTAAGTTTATTGTAAAATACGGATCTTCTATTACTGCCGAAGCACTTGGTATTGAAATTGATAATCGTAGAGATTTAACAGAGTCTGAAAATAAAGATATTTCTGATTTGGTCTCTAAACTTAACAATTCTCCTGTTGATAATCAATGGATATTAGACACTACCGAAAAGTGGTGTCGTGATCGTGCAATTTATCTTGCATTGATGGAATCTATTCATATCGCTGATGGTGAGGATGAAAAGAAAGGCAGAGATGCTATTCCACATATTCTTTCAGATGCTCTTGCAGTGTCTTTTGATAATAATATTGGACACGACTACCTTCAAAACTATGAAGATCGTTATGAGTATTATCACCGCAAAGAAGACAAAATTGAGTTTGATTTGGAGTGTTTTAATACGATCACTAAAGGTGGTGTTCCTAATAAAACTCTTAATATTTGTTTAGCTGGAACTGGAGCTGGAAAAAGTTTGTTTATGTGCCATTTTGCATCATCTGTTCTACTTCAAGGTAAAAATGTTCTTTACATTACTCTTGAAATGGCAGAAGAAAAAATTGCTGAACGAATTGATGCAAATCTTCTCAATGTTCCCATTCAACAGTTAGTTGATTTGCCTCGTCAAATGTTTGAGAAAAAAATTAATGGTATTTCTAAAAAGACACAAGGAAAATTAATCATTAAAGAGTATCCAACTGCTTCTGCTCATAGTGGGCACTTTAGGGCACTATTAAATGAACTTGCTCTTAAAAAGTCTTTTAGACCTGATATTATTTTCATTGATTACCTTAATATCTGTTCTTCTTCAAGATTTAAGGGAGGTAATAATGTCAATTCTTATACATTAGTAAAATCAATTGCGGAAGAACTTCGTGGTCTTGCTGTAGAATTTAATGTTCCTATTTTTAGTGCGACACAAACTACAAGAAGTGGATTTGGATCTTCTGATCCAGAATTAACTGATACTTCAGAATCCTTTGGTTTGCCTGCAACTGCTGACCTTATGTTTGCACTTATCAGTACAGAGGAACTTGAAGATCTTGGTCAAATTATGGTTAAGCAACTTAAGAATAGATATAATGATCCAACAGTCTTTAAGAGGTTTGTTGTTGGAATTGATAGATCCAAGATGAGACTTTATGATGTTGAACAGTCAGCACAAAAAGACATAGTTGACAGCGGGCAAGATTATGAGTATAATAATAAAGAAGAAAAAACATCACTTAAGAAAAAATTCGAGGGATTTAACTTTTAAATATGACAACTATTGAACCTAATAAGTATATTGAATTTGTTCGTCAAACCACTAGTCCAGCAAGTAGTGAATACCCAAAACTTGTTGAACGTTTGAACGAATTGGAAGGACAAGGTGCTGATGTTCCTCGTCTGCTAACTGCTGCTTTTGGTATGAGTGCCGAAGCAGGTGAATTTACCGAAGTAGTCAAAAAGATTTTTCTTCAAGGAAAACCTTATAATGAAGAGAATGTCTTTCATATGAAGCGTGAACTTGGAGACCTGTGTTGGTATCTCGCACAAGCGTGTATGGCACTGGGCATTACCTTTGAAGAGGTTCTTGAAATGAACTATGAGAAACTGAGTGCTCGTTATCCAGAGGGAACTTTCTCTGTCTATAAATCAGAAAATCGTTTCGATGGAGATATTTAAGTATATTAATAATTGACCCTTCGGGGTTCTCGGGGAATTAGCACAGTTGGTAGTGCGCCTGCTTTGCAAGCAGGAAGTCAGGAGTTCGAGTCTCCTATTCTCCATTCTAAATACTTAAAAAAGTATTATGGGGAAAATAGTTACAGGTAGTAGTAGTGATCCAGATTACTACGATCTTTGGGAAAAATCTGGTATGCAAGGATATTTTAAACCAGGTGGAGGTGGATTTGCTTATGAAGACAGTTTGTATAGAAAGATGAAAGAATTGGGATTGGTTCCCAATGGATTTGCTCCAGCTGGATCTGCGAATGATTTGCCAGATTTAAAGTTTTTAGCATCTGATGTTACTGCTAGAGTAATAACAGCATCAACTATTCCGGGGAGAATCCGAGAATATAAGTGTGAAATAAAATTAAATGCTCAAGCAGATTTTGGGCAAAGTGGATTAAAATATACAAATGGTAAGTGGTATTTAGATGGATCTAGTAGTGCAGAAGCAATAGTAATGCGAAGTTTACTTCAAAATATGGAAGTTCCCCAAAAAGTAAATGCAAATTGGGGACCTCTTGGTGTTCCAAGAAAGTTTGACCCCAAAGTAAAGGTTAAAACTGGGAGTAATATGAATCCTAGAGATTATATGTTTGATAGGGAAACTTTTAAAGATATTATGCTAACAGGAACTGATGCCCCCCAAACTAGATCTCTTGCTCGATACTATGGGTCAAAACAAACTCACTACATTCAGATTGGTGGATATGGATTGTATTATATGCAGAGTGATCCAGCTAATTTAAAAAAGCATGGTGTAAAGAGATTTGATGGAACACTAAAACTAAGAATTAGAAGAAAGGCTGGTGGTAGTAGTGGAGAACCTTGGAACTATAGATTTTCAACGGCTCTTCTAATTGATAGTCCACCATCAGTATCGAGATTTAGCTTCGATCAAGCATCTGAGGATATTTTAATAGCACTTGATCCTATGGGAGTAATTTCCAAAAAAAGAAGATAATATGATTAACCCATACATAAAAAGTCTAATACAAAATTTTAAAAAAGGTGACTTTAAGGATTTTGTTTCTTATGTCTACTTTACAATAGATAATAAGATTAACTCAACTAAGAAGG